CAGGAAAAAGCACCACAAGGACTGGGAGTGGGTGATAGTGAACTATATCTGGCCCTCCGCCATACAGGAGATTGGCAAGCTGGCGAAGAACTACCCCAAGATTATCTGTACGCCCTGGGAGACGCGAGACGTGGACTCTTCGGAGACCTGGCAGTCTTTATTGCAGTTCTTGTGGGAGAAGGGCCTGGCCCGGCGGGGTATGAGGATAGAGCAGCTCTACGCCATATTGGACGGCAAGCTGTTCGGGTACAGGGTCAGTAAGGTCTTCTGGGAGAAGAAGGTCAAGTGGGACGACGACAAGAAGGAGTGGACGGGCGACGCCAGGTATCGTTTATGGCATCCGGCCGAGTTCTGGGCCTCCGATAAGGAGAAGATACAGGACGGTGCCTGCGGCACGATACGGTACGTGACTTTAGACTACGCCATCCACCGCTGGCCGGAGCACGAGAAGAAGTTGCGTGAGCAGGCCCGAAAGTACAAGGAGAAGGACTCCGGCAGCGACTATATAAGGGGCCAGTTGGCCTCGGCGGGCACCTACCCGGGCGCCGGATTAGGTGGTATAGATAAGGGTCTCGGCGCCGAGGAGAACAGGTTACTCAATTTGATTTTCCATTCCGATAAGATGGGCGGCGCCCGGGACGACACCGAGTACGTGAAGATAAACGATACTTACTTTTACGATTACGAAAGCACTACCAAAGAGGAGGAAGAAGACGTGCCCCGGGAGGAACTCCAGGCCGCGGGCCGGATTACGGTGGACAACGGCGTGATATACTCCACCGCCGACGAGCAACCCATACCCACGGACGCCTGGCCCAGGCGCACCGCAAAGAAATGGGAGCAGCCCAAATACCCCACCGGCAGGAACGTTCTCCACGCAGGCGACTTGATTCTCAATCCGAACGACCAGGCGTATCCCTATACGAGATGGCCGTTTATCGTTACTCCCCATTATTTATTGCCGCACATGTGGCAGGGCATGGACTCCGTTCAGCTGTTCAAGTCGATGCAGGACTGCATAAACGTTACCGTAACGCACTTATACAATAACCTGAAGCAGTTCGGCGACCCCAAGACGATAGTTGAGAGCGGCGCCATAGCCATAAACCCCCGCACGAAGAAGCATTACAAGATAGGCAGGGGCGCGGGTGCGATAATACGACTCGCGCTGGGCGGACTGAAGAGGTTCAAGATACAAGACCCGCCCGCCCCTTCCGCGAGCGCATTAGGTCTGTACGGTCTGTTCACGCAGGAGTTCAAGAACCTTTTCGGCCTGCAGTCAATAGCCAGGGGCGAGAAGCAGGCGGGTAAGATGACGGCCACCGAGGCGCATTTTTTAATGATTTCCTCCAACGACAGGATAAACCTTCAGAGGGTTTTCGAGGTCGAATGTGTGTAGCAGACGATCTCCCTGACGGCGGAGATAGACCATAGGAACTACTCTTTGGGCCGCATAGTCAGGATTGTGGGCGAGGACAGGATTCAGGGCGCCGCCGAGATAAGCCAGAAAATAAAAGATGTTCTTTTCGACGTTGACGTGGAGCCGGGCAAGACCCTGCCGTTCGACGAGGAAAAGAGGATAGAAAAGTACAAGCTCGCCTACGAGATGATGCAGGCTCCCATAGCCAACCCCATGCTGCCGGAGATGCTCCGCGTCCTTGAGATTTCCGGCTGGCAGAAACTCCTCAAGAAGTATCAGGCCTGGCAGTTGTACTTTTCGTTCTACCAGTTATACGAGCGCGTCAAGGCGGGCGAGGTCGCGCCCCAGGACGCCGTTAAGATGCTGGCCCGGAAGGCCGCTGAACTGTATATGGCCGAGCAGAGGGAAACCGTACCCACTCAGGAAGCGAAAGGTGGCGAGCGTGCCGTGCAAACATAAAAAACATACACCTATTGTCAGTCGGCGGCAGCAGAAATTATTTGGTGCCGTTGCCGGAGGCAAAAGGACAAAAGCGACCGGATTAAGTGTTGCAGAAGCAAAGCGGCACTTGAGGGAATCCAAAGGAAAGAAATTGCCCCGTAAAAAGGGCAAATGGAGTGATAACCTGTAGTCTTATTCGGCAAAAGGGCCGTGTGGCCAATCTGCCGGACAGGGTTAATAGACTTTTTTGAGGGAACGAGCCGAGGGCTCAAACGAAATCAAAGGAGATAATAATGTCGGAAGAAGAAAAACAATTGGAAGAAAAACAGGAAGAAGGCGACGTCTCTGAGACATACACCAAGGAGCAGCAGGCGATAGACCAGGAGACGGCCAATGCGAAACGCGCCCGCGATGAGCGGGACGAGGCCCAGACCTCTCTCGGCGAGGCCCAGACCCAGATAACCGATTTGGAGTCCAAACTCTCCGAACTGGTAGAGCAGCAGGAGAAACAGGAACAAGAGGTCAAGCTGGACGAGATGGTCGACCCGGGAATTGCGAAGGCAATCGAACAGATTAAGGACGACCTGAAGGGGCTGGGCAAGACCGTCAAGGGTCTGAGTCAAAAGGCCGAGAATTACGAAAGGGCTGAAACGGAACGGGTAGCGAAGACCGAGCAGGAGAAAAGAATCGACAAGGTTCTTAAAATCACCGAGGAACTCGGCGGCTTCGCCGTGAAGTATCGCAACGCCGCCCTGAAACTTGCGGACGACCTGGTTGACAGTGGCAAGGAAAAGAAGCCGGCAGGCGCAGCGGAAGCGGTCGAGTTTATGACCAAATGCTACAAACAAGTCACTGCCAAAGAGAAGAAATCTTCTACTTCGACGGATAGTGGTGCAGGCGGGGTGTCCTTTAGTGAGACCGACTACAAGCCGGGCAACCTGAAGGAGGTTCGCGCCGAGATGGAAAAGTCAGGCCGGTTCAAAGGGGCCGGTCTGCCAAAAGCAGAATAGGAGAGACCCTTCCTAAGAAGAGGGTTTGAATATATATGTCTGATTTAGATTTAGCTACGAGGGAACTGTTTGTCCGGGGAATGGTGAACGAGGTCTATTACAAGACCCCCTTCATCGAGGAACTGGAGAGACGTTCCCAGATAACATATAAGGCGGGCAAGTACATAGAGCGACTGGCCGATACCGCGACCAACGAGGGTTTGTGGCAGGAATACTCCACCAACGAGGCCCTGCGGGACGAAAAGGCCGAAACTCTGAAGAAGCCCCGCTTTACGTGGAAGAAAGCTCAATATCCCCTGCGTTACGATATTGACGAATACACCCAGAACATTCTGGGCGGTACTGAGATACAATTGCTGGACCTGGCCCAGCATCTAACAGAAAAGGCCAATAAGGACAGTAGATTGTTTCTCGCCAAAAAGATGTTCAACAGCGCCAGTGCGACCCCCATCGGTGATAGTGCGAAAGGTTTTCAATCGCTCGTCTCGGCCCTCAATCACGATACCACCTACGGTACGCTGAGCCGGTCGATTTCAGGCGGTACTAACGACTGGTGGCAGGGCGCAGACCCCGAAGATTTGACTATGAGTATCAGCAGCAGCTCTCAGGACACCGCTTACAACCTGACGATTTCCAATCTTAACAAGTGGACGGGTGAGACCGACGTGGCGCACTATATGGAGGCGGAGGACGACCTTATGGTCCTTATGTCTCCGACTAACTACAACAAGATAGCGGCCGAGGCCGAGTCGAAGGTCATTTACAAACCGGGCGGAAAGCAGAAGCAGGGCATAAAGAGCCTGCGACTGGGCGACGGCGGGATGGAGATTGTCAGTGTCCCCTACCTCCAGCGCTCTGATACGACGAAGACCTGGGTGTTCATTCTCAACCTGAAATACTGGGAGCTGCGGATTCACACGGCGAGAAAATGGAAGCTCACCGACTTCAAGTGGCAGGGCGAGAATTCCAACGGTTACGATTTCTGGCTCGCGCGTATGATGGTTATAGGCAACCTGGTTTGTTGGAAACCCAATAGTTCAATGTGGCTTTCGGCGGTAAGTTAACAATTTTTTTAAGGAGATTTTATTATGGCTGGAGCTTTAACAGCACAAATGCACCTGTCAAGCCTCGTCTTAAATGACAGGTGGCCCGGTGCGGTCAATCCGAACCAGAGCATACCGACCGGCGGCTGGGACAACACGACCGACAACTTCACTACAACCTCAGCTAACCAGGTAACTCGCTATCCGGTCGGTACGAAGATTATGGCTTATACCGATAATACCTATTGCGCCGGTTACTATACGATGATGTACCTGATGTTCCATTCGGATGGTTCGGATACGGCGACCTCTGATATTAGCGCCGACTTTTCGGACGGCAATATGTATTGTGCCCACAGCGATAGTTCGGACGCCGAGAAGGCCAATACGGACTTCTCCGTGACCCCCTACTATGTTGTTACCCGGTGTTTCTCTGCTGGTGGCGGTGTGCAGGCGAGTGATATTACATCCGGCGCACCCCTTGCTATTCCGTGCGCTACTCTGAATTGCGATGGAACTGGTGTCCAGATAGCCGGTTACGGCGATTGCTACGCCTGGTTCTGGGTTGGTGGAGTATGTCCGTGTGCGGACGCTACGCTGATGCAGGGAACTGCAGGCAGTCTTGCCGGTGCGGACGTTAGTGTGGAAACACTAATGCGCCGAGGCCCCGTAATGGCCTGCTTTAGTGGAACTACAATAGGTTTTTTGAGTTTGGACGTTAGTAATATAGCCGACACTACGACCCTGGCTGCCGAGGCCGGTGTTTTACCTATAATGGGTATTCACCCGCCAATCGGCTGGGCCTGTACGAGCGCGGTTTAGAAAGGAGTATATTATGGCTTTAACAGGACAAATGCACTTGTCAAGTCTTCTTTTGGTTGATAAGTGGCCTGGCGCAGTCAATACGAACCAGAGCATACCGACCGGCGGCTGGGACAATACGACCGACAACTTCACTACGACATCGGCGAACCAGGCAACCCGGTATCCG